GTGGCTTCTGTGGCCGCTTCGGGAACGCTAACTGTCTCTGGGACGCCAGTCTCCGGATCTACGGTTACTATCGGATCAGTTACTTATACTTTTAGAACTACCCTAACCACTTCTCCAACGACAATCCCTAACGAAGTTTTAATTGGAGCTAATGCCGAAGCCGCCATTGATAACTTGGTTAAGGCAATTACCTTAGCCGCTACTATTGGGACAAATTACTCTACCGGTACTTTGGTTCATCCCACGGTGACTGCTGTCAAGGCAAGTGCTTCAACTATGACAGTAACTGCTTTAACGGTTGGTGACGCTGGAAATTCAATTATCACTATTCCGACTGGAAATTATTTAACTTTTGCTCAACCCACATTAAAGGGAGGGATCACTTATTCCTCTTGGCCTAAAATCAATTTAACTGCCGCTACTTGGCACACAATGACTCAAGCTAACGGATCTCTGATGATTTGTAATAATAAGTTTTTGGCGATGGTTGGGTATGATAGCTCTTACACTAACGAGGCTTTGAAACTTAGGCCGGGAATTATCACCCAAGCTATCATTGAAAAAGGCAATCAGGTACTAATCGGTGGTGGAGATGGTGTTCGAGAGTCTTGGCTATCTACTTGGGAGCAAACAGCCATGTCTTGGATTGACAAAAATCGGATACCCTCAAAAAGTATCAATGCGATCGTTCAAGCCGAACTGATGTTGATGTCTTGCGGTGACAATGAGTTATTTTTCTCCGATATGGTTAATAATATGCCGGTTTGTACTTTAGATGGTAAATGTAATCCCGGCGGAGTGGTAGAAAAGGGTGGATTAGCCCTGTTTGGCCTCTATGGTGGAAGTTATCCGGGGATTTGGTCTTATGGTCGCCAAAAGAAAAATGAGAGTCATACACTCAATTTAGAGCAGTATATTGATGCTGACGAAATTGGAGCGATTTGTAAAATTGCTGGTCAAGTTTTCGTGTCTTATAAAAAAGGTACTTCTTATTATGTCCGAAAGGTTGATACTGCTTCAAAAGCGGTTGCCGAATATGAATCACTTGATCTGGTAGCTCCCAAAGAGTCAACGTGGAACTCAATAGAACTTACCACCGGAACAATCCCCGCAGGTTGCTCCATAGCGGTTTACTACGATCTAGACTCTACCGGTAGTTGGACTCAAGCTAAAATGGCCGGGGATATAGACACGGCGACTGCCGGGATGAGAGATCCAATCTTCCTTTGTGGAAGTTATGGTCGAACTTTTAATCTAAAGATAGTTTTAACTCCAAGTGGCAATACTTCTCCCGAAGTTTCCAAAATAGTTATCAATTTAGAATAATATGGCTGATACTGTCCTAAAACCAGAGGTAATAGAAGAGGTAGCTTTTCCGGAACTTGAACAGACGACAACAGTCAATACCGGTGGATCTGGTACTGCCGAAACTTTAGTCCCTAATGCCGAAGAGGGTAAATCTTTTCCTCCGGCCTCAATTGCCAGAACGGTAATTGCCGACTCCTTTGATACTCAAAGCCGAAGAATTTTATCTGATTACACTTTTGGGGAATATGGCTCAATCTCGGTGGGAAAATATGAAAATGGAGTCTCCGGTGATGTTAAGATCAGTCCATCCGGAATAGTCGCTAGAAATAAAAACGGTGAAAATACTTTTACTTTGGACGCTACCACCGGGGACGCTACTTTCAAGGGGACTCTCGCTTCCGGATCTTTAATTACCGGTAATTATTTTGCGGTATTAGAAATTGGAAGTCGGAGAGGAATATTCATAAATGACGGTACTCATGACGTTATTTTTATGGGTATTGAGTTAACATAATGGCCAAGACACCAATCTTAGAAATAGCTGAAGCTGAATATGATGTCAAAACTTGTGGTGAAGAAAATATGGTATTCAGCAGTCGGCTCAAAACATTAAAAACAAAAACCTCAATCAATATGACTGTAAATAGAGAGGCTTATTCTCACGGTCTTGGGTATGTTCCAATTCATCTTTACGCTGGTTATTTATCAACAAAACCAGTAGCGATTGGATGGATAGGTCAAAACACTCCAGAGAACCTCACAAATGTCGTTGTTACCTCAAGTACAATAACTAATGATAGCAATGCGGAGTGGGCGGCTGACGCTTTAGTTTATGTTTTCTGGGAGGAACTAGCGTGACCTTAACACCTGTATTAAAGATAGCTTTACCGGGGAAATCAATGACTTCTACGGATATTAGAGACTTTTCTCTTCACTCTGCTTATAGTTCAATAAAAATATTTAGCAAAGCAACCGGAACAGTAACAGTAAATGCCAATAGTAACGCTACTGTAACTATTACTCATAATTGTGGATTTTTTCCATTAGGACTTTTATATGTAGAACTAACCTCCGGATCTGGGAGATGGTATTTAGCTCCATTTCAAAATATAACTGGAGAGGACACTTATCTTAGTGGTGATTTTAACGATAGTGGCGTTGGAAGTGGATCGGCCGGTTTTAAGATATATAATAAAACTGCTTCAAGTAAAACCATAAGTTATCGTTATTATATTATTGGAGACTCTGGAAAATGATGCAAAAACCTGTATTAAAAATAATGAAATCCGGGAAATCTTTGGATAGTACCGATTTAAGAGACTATATTTTTCACTCTGACCATACTTGTTTCAAAATCCATACTATTTCTTCCGGACAAATAACTATTAACGCCGGAGGAACAACTGGATATGTAGATATTTCCCATAATTTAGGATATGTTCCAGTTTTTTTAATTTATGAAGATGGAGTGTTACTACCGTCTAATGTAGTTGCTTATGCCAATACTTCGAAGATAAGGATAACTAAAAATTTGAGCGAACCATATGACCAAACAATAACAACTTATTATCCAGATCAATATATTTATTCTTATCCCGGAGCAATTCCAACAATCGGTGTTGTTGCCGGAAAACTTTTTGGCACAAGTTATAATTCAGCTCTTTGGTTTGACAGTATATCTATTGCTAGAGGGCAAACAGTAAATAAGGCTGACTTTGAGTTTAAAAAAGTGAGAACAACATCAGGTTCGGATATAAAATTCAAAATATGGGGTATAGATGAAGATAATACGTCTGATTTTAGTGGTGGTTATCCGTCTGGTAGGCCAAAGACTGACGCAGTAAGAACAAAAATACAATCGCCAAATACATCCGAATTTAATTTTGGGGATGAGTGGACAGAGTTAGTCCAAGAAATAGTCAATCGTAGTGGTTGGAGTAGTGGAAACCATATGGGTTTTATGATTGAAGATAATGGGACTGATGATGATAGAGTTTTGTATTTTAACAGGAGTGAAACCTCTCCTCACGGCCCAGATCTAAGCAATTTAATTCTAAAAATTACACTTACCGGAACTGGAACTCTAACTTCAAATTACAAAGTAGTTATATTTAAAGACAAAATCGCCTAATAGATGATATATTCTTTTTATATATGAGGACATTGCTCGACATTAAAAATAAATTACAACCTAAACTTTATGCCGTGGGTACAAGCTCATATTTTACTCCCACTAGAATTGAAGATCAGATAAATGACTCTTATTTAACTGTAGCCGCCGCTAGACAATGGCCGGATATTAAAAAGGGATTTGTCACTCATACCGAAGCCGGAGAGGATTATTACGACTATCCAAGTAATTGTCAAAGTGAGTCCATATTTAAGATCTCCGTTGACAGTGACTCAAAATACGATAAGTGGGACTTTGAAGATTTTATGAAATTTGTTGAAGATAATCCCACTTCGACCAAAAAAATATTTTCTGAATATGGCCGACAAATATTCATTTTCCCAACTCCAACCACTACCGGTAGTGCCAATCTCATACTTTGGGGAGTGATCCAAGCCGCTCCTTTGGAAGATGATGGTGATGTGACGATGTTTACCGATTGGGCTGATGTCTTAAACGAAGCCATTGAGCAAGACGCCTATGGTAACTTAATCCAAAATATAGATCCTAATAAATCACTAAACGCAATTACCAATTCCGAAAGGATAATCATTAAAGAGTGGAAGAAAATTGCCGATAGGTTACAAAGAAAATTAAAAGATAATCCTCAATTCGAAGTGCCGGATTTTTTTAACGGTTCATCTTCCGGGACACCAGGAACATTTAGTAGATAAATAAATATGCCACAATATACAGCAAATCAATTAGTTCAAATGGGTTACGGAGGTTACGCTGGCTGGGGTGATCAAGAAGCTACCGATAATTTTATTGCTACTGGTGGTGCTGGTAAAGGAAGTGGGCCAAGTCCCAATGTAACCCCCTCAACCGTTTCTCCCGGTGCTATCTCAAACGCTCCGCTTCCAACTCCTCCTCCCGGTGGATTTCAACAGGGCGGATGGTATAACGGCCGACAATATTGGAACGGTACTTTTTCTCAACCCGGACAAATACATCCAGAAAATCCTAATGGTGGAGGTGCTATGGTGTCTCCCGAAGTCTTAGCCGCTACTTCCATCGCCGCTGGTAACGCTCCCGGTGCTAATCAAACCTACATCAACTCTCAATACCCCAATCCATCCGGTGGTACTGGTTCAACTGCCACAAGTGGTAGTACTGGTGCTACCGGATTGGGGAGTATGCTTGGATCTGGAGTCTCTTCAAATCTCAACTTAATGGACGAACAAAAAAAGCTCTATGACGCTTCCGGGATAACTCAACTTCAAACAACGATCGCTGGTATCCAAGCCACAATTGACAATATGAGAGCGGAAGCCGATAAGCGGAGAGCTGAAGTCAACGAAAATCCATTTTTATCAGAGTCTAGTCGAGTTGGCCGGATCAGAAAAATTGATGAGGCCTTAAATGACGCTCTCCAAAGTGAAGAAGCCAAATTAGCCAACTACAATACTCAAGTAACTCAAAAACAAAATGAAATCAATGAAAAATTAGGTCTACAAGTTAAACAGTTTGATATAGATAGAGTGACAAAACAGGACAATATAAATTTATTTAACACCTTACTTGCTTCTGGAGCGTTAAGTACGGCTACGGCTCAAGATCTAGGCAACTTATCAGCTCAAACCGGATTACCTTTGAGTTTTATTCAATCTGCTATAAGTAATTCTCAAAGAGCCGACGTTCAAATAGAAACCCAAACAGACGATAATGGAAATGTGACGATTTTAACCATAGATAAAAATACTGGAAATATCATCAACCAAGTGAGTGCTGGTAGAATTGGAAATGCGACAAGTGGGAGTGGAAAATTGACAAAAGATGAGGAATTGGTAGCCAATGTCTCAAATATGGTTAATGACATTATTGCCGGATCTACTCTACAAGAGGTTGTAAATTATTACTCCGGACTCGGTGGAGTACCAGTAGAAACCGTTTACAATTATTATAATCAATACTCTCCTTACGGAAGAGCCACAGAGGATTTAGAAGATGTTAAAGCCGGTGATTTTCATAATCTCCCGCCAAGACCATAGGAGGTTAATATGATTTTAACCCCCCTCAATAAACAAGGTGGAAATCAAGAAAATGGTTATAAAACCCAAGCCGCCACTAATTACTTCGCCAGACAGGGTGTTCTCAAGCCCTTAACCGGTGCTAATGCCGTCAAATTACCTATTCCGCCAAAAAGAGTAGTTACTCCAATATCAGAACCAGTCAAAGAACCTACCTTTGGAGAAAAAGTAAAAACTAAAGCAAGTCAATTTTTATTCGGTACTCCGGCAAAACTCACAACTTTAGAGCCGGGCAGAAAGGATATAAAGATCAACCAACCTCAAGAGTTAGATGTGGACGCTTTACTAAAGGCTTCTGAAAGCCAATTACAAAAGGTTACGGCTAGAGAACAACAAATAAAAGAAGAGGTAAAACAGATCATAATTAAAAATCAGGTAAAAAGTAAAAAGAGTTTATTAGGTGAATTACTCCCCGGATATGGACAGGTCTCACCGGAATTAGTTGAGACCTTAACTAACCAAATAATGTATATGGGGGCTGGACAGGCCAATACTCTTCTCAAACAATTAAACAAAGAAGATCGTAAAAGGGTAGAAACTCTGATTTATGAAAATTCCAATAATCAAAAGGCTAAACAACTCTATACCCAACTCTCTTCGGGGAAATACAAAAATGAAAGAGGTTTTGCTGATGGAATAAAAGAGGGTTTCGTTGAAGCCGGGATGGATGTACCATCTGGCAAAGAAATTGCTAATTTGGTTGACTCCGCTTCCGGATTTAATGAAGTCCAAATATTGTGGGAAGCGGCTCAAAAACAGAAAAGAGGTGAAGCTCTGACTGATCTGGAGAAATCCTACGTAAACAAACAGACCTCAAAAGCCATGATGGACGCCTTATCTGAAAAATCTTTTGGTTATATTGTTGGATACTCACTCGCTCAAATGCCTAAGTTTGGACTAGAAATGTATCTAACATCTGGCTTGTCATCCGTCCCAAGTGCCTTTCTTAAAGCCACTCCGGTGTTTAAGGCTATCGCTACTAAAGCTCCTCTACTTGAGAAGATAACCAGAGGCTTAATTTCGGCAGTACCACAAACACTTGGTTTCACTCCACAAGCAATTGATAAAGCTCAACAAATGACTCTTGGTGAGCCGGAACTTATTTTAGTAGATGGAGAACCAATGCTAAATTACCTTGAACAAAAAGAGGGTAAAAAGTTTTCAGAGGTTGTTTTAGACAGATTACCTAAACAAATGGTTATTCAATACACCGAAGTTGCCGGGGAAAGATTTGGAGAAGTCTTGGATTATGCTGGAGAAGCCATCCTTAAAAAAATCTTATTTAAGAAAGGTGTTGATCTGGCCGGAGATGTTAAACCCGGAACTTGGCAAAGGGTACTAGACAAAATGGGACTTAACTCACTTTTATCTGAATACGCCGAAGAAGTTTTACAAGGAACTTCACAGGAATTGATTGATACTGGCAAATTTACAATTCCGTGGTCAACTCCGGAGGATAGACTTCAACAACTGGCTACTTTACTTACGGTCGGTATTTACGGATCAGTAATGAGAGTCCCGAATATGGGTAGCCGAGCCAGAACAAAAGCTGTCCAAGATATGATGGACAAACTGGATGTTGACGTTGATTTAACTCAAGAGGAAAAAGAAGCAATCGGAACTACCGAGGAAAAAACTTTCGAGGAAATTGCCGTCGAAGAAGAAACCGCTCCCACCCGGATCACCGAAGAACAAACCAAAGCCTCCACTCCAGCGGAAGAAAAACTAATTACCCGGATACAGACTCAACTTGAGGCTGGTAATGATACTTTTGTGGCCAACCTTAGGGAAGAAGTAGCTGAAAATCCAAAACTGACCAAAGATCTTGAGTCCGCCATTGCTAAAGCCGAAGCCCGGATCGCCGCCATAGAACAAAAACAGGAAATACCGGAAGAAAAGGCTCAAAAAGTAGAGAAGCAGGAAGTCCTATATCGTGGTGGTGCTGAAAGTTCAATACCAAAAAATGTTACCGCTCAAGAGGTTATAGACTATGAGCAAACAGAACTTGGTAATAAAGATGTCGTGGTTGAACCGGGAATAAACTTATCAGAAGTTAAATCAAATAATTTACTCTGGCTAACTACTACCAAAGAAGCGGCTAGAAAATATGGAAAAGTATCGGCAGTAAGGCTTGGAAATTACCGAATTATTGCCAGAGACAGTGAGGGGGGTGTTTTAGTAGAAAAACTACCGATTAAGTCTAAAATACAGCCTAAAGTATCGGAAAAGAAAAATGTGACCTCACCAAAGGCCGTAGAACGAACGAAACAGAAGCCGGTGGTACAAGAGACCGTCAAAAAACAGGAACAAAAGCCAAAATACACGGAAGTACAGGTTTTAAGTGCCGAAGCCGCTAAACAGACCAGAGAAATGTTTACTTCCGATGAATTAAAAAATATTGCTAATATTAAAAGGCTGATGAATCTCCGCCGATTTGCCGAGGGTGATATTGAAACTTTAAGAAAAGCTCGACCAACCGAAGTTTCCGACCTAGTAGAAGCAGTCCGGAGAATAGAGAACAATCCAGATCTTGATGATGACGCCGCTTTAATAATTGCCTTGGGGATACCAAATGCCGCCCAAACCAAACCTAGCTATTACGCCGCCAACAAAGACGCTCTTTATATGGCAATCAATGTTAGAGAGGATAGTGGTGAGAGACACGTCACTAACGAAGAGGCTTTAGCTATTATCAGAAAATACTTTACGGCCAAAGAGTTACCAGTAGAATTTGTTGACAATATAAGGACTAGGGATGGTGGTGAGGCTTGGGGTAGATATGCTAGAGATTTAGTCTCATTTGTAAATGGCACAACCGAAACTGCCCCTACACATGAAGCTGTCCACGCTTATCTTGATTTATTTACCACACCTTTTCAAAAAGAAGCCTATATTGCCAGAACTTTATCTGACGCCAGAAAAAAGATGAAGCGATCGGAACTTAATCGGCAAATCCGAGAAACTCAATTACAAGCTGGACAGGGTATTAGTGTTGTTGCGGCCTCAAGAATATGGGCGGAAGAAAAGATGGCTAATGACTTTATTGATTATGTTAAGGGAAATAATCAAAAATCAGTATTACGCCGTTTCTTTGACCGGGTGATCCGTTTTACCCGAAGTGTTATTGACCGAAATAACGTTGAAAATCTTTACCAAGACATTATAAATAAACGCCGAGATGTGATCCGGGATGTCTTGAAGCCTCAACAGGATTATTTCCAAGAGAAATTAGACCGATTTAAGATCACAACTAAAACTCTAAGTGCCATGAAGCGAGAATTAGCTAGAGATGTGGTTAGCCGTCAAGCGATTGAGTCCTATACCAAAAGACAGGGAGTTACCAAACCGGACATGGAGCTGATCCAAGAGACATTAAAAGAATTTACTGGAGACAAAATCAATGTGGCCGAGTTTATCAACACCATCCAAGCAAAAATAATGCCGGTAGCTTTGATCCGCTCTTCAACCTATGCCGATTATGGAACTGGACATTTAGTTTCACTCTATCCCAAGACCGAAAATGTAACACCGGCGGATAATCGTTTTGGTGACAATAATATAATGGAAACCCATATTTGGGACACTCCATTTAGACACGGACAGGCTGGACACTTCGGAGCTGATTATGGGGATAAAAAATTGTCTTATGAAATTCGGGAAGTAACTGAACCAGATAGTGGAAATAAGGTCTATGTTGTCGTAGAAAGTGGTGTTGTCTTAAATCAGGAAAACATCAATGAGGCCGTGGCTTCTACCTCTGAAACTAGAGAGGACGCCGAACAATGGATAAAAGATCACTCAAGAGATCTGGAAGTTAAGAAATCAGGCTTATTAGGCCACTCCCGGATTGCTTCAACCAAGACGAGAGAAACGATCACTAAGGCTTATGAAAATAGGATAAATAAACTCGAAGCCGAGATTGCTGAAAACACGGAAAGACTTAAAGATAGGAACGCACTCATTGCTCTTTTTGATAAAAACAAAAAAGAAATTACCAATCGTCTTAATGAGCAGGTGGATAAAATGTTAAAAGCCATTAGTAAAAGAGATGGTGATGATTTTAAGAAGACTAAAGAGGTTTTTAAGGGTTTTTCTATAAACTATATTTTTGATCGCTATAATGATTACAGTAATAGAGAAAAAGATTGGGGAGAGGGTGTTGGAATTTATCCGGAAACAAAACTCAAAGCGAAGTTTATGGAGGAAATATTGGCCGGTTACGACATCCCTAAAACAGATAGTAGTGGAACTTTAGTTAATATTTTTCAACATATTGAATACTTATATAACCCAGAAAAAAAACTTACTCAAAAAACCTTGATCCAATCGGTTAAGTCAAGAGTTAGTCCACAATATGCTCTTGAGTCTCTGGTAGATAGTCAAAGTAAATTAAGAGACTTAAAAAATGATTTTCATTTGGCTTTACAAAATTTTCAAGACAAACCAGCAATCCGGCACTTACTTGAAGTCCAATCAGATCCGTTTCAGTCTCACTATGCTTTGGAAACTGCCTATACTAAGGCCAGAGACGAAGTAAAGAGTGAAGAAAGAATTTTGGCTACCAATAAAGAGACACTTGAAACTTTTACTAAACAGAGTAGTGAAAATTATCCACCCGGAGAACAAGAGAGACTTAAAAAGATTGAAGAATTAAAAAATACAGTTATTGCCTCCGAGGCTGATCTTAATTTGGCCAAAAAAGAATTGGAAAAAGCTGATGCCGCCAGAACAAGTCTTGAAAAACAGTTTATGGCCGTTGGAGCTAAATATCACGAAAGAGCCATTAAAGAAGAAATCAGGTTGGCCGCTCACGATTTATTAAGCGATCAAGTTACCGAAGCCAAGTTTAGAGTCCCTACACCTCTCACCATTGCTTTTATTGAGGGTTATACCAGCACTTATGATTGGGAAGTCCAAAACGGATCATTGGTTAAAAAGGGGACTAATCCTCAAGACGTACTTAAAGCCCAAATGAAGCAAGAAATGCCCTTGCCTCCGGTTAATCCCAATGATGTTTTAGCTGATGACCAAATTTTGATTCCATATACTGATGAACTTAAAGACAAAATAACAAATACCGAACAATACATAAGTGTTGACGGTGAATTGTATGTTGTTGACGAAATATCAGAAGATGATAACGCCTTAGTAATAAGAAGAGAAAGCGAGGATTATGTTATTAACGCATTTGGCGGTGATACTGATGAGAAGAGTGTTGGTGACTCTATTACTTATTTTGGAAGCAATTATATTGTCCTTGCCGCAGAAAATAACAATTTAACAATTGCTCAATCTGATCGAGTACGCGATTACGACCTTGATGAGATGATTTCCGAGTCGGTAAATTCACAGATGGATGAAGTTAGCTATGAAATAAAAAACTTTGAACCAAAATATGGCAAAATTGATACTGCCGCCCAAGCTCAAAAGGTATTAGACGAAGAGGGAGAGGACAATTTTGATAATTACGAAACCAGGATGGTTTTAGAAGATATGGCCGAGGCTGATCCGGACAAAACAGATCTTGATCCTTACGATTTTATGGAAAGAGCCAGAGAATCATCCTATGAAAGCGAAAGCGAATATATGGGTGAAATATCCTATTGGGAGGATTCGGGGTATAAAAATGTCGCTTTTTACGATAACGGCAATTCCACTAGAGTAATTTATGCCGAAGAGGACGCCGAAGTAATTGATGTTGAGTCTCCAGACTCCGAATATGTAATCGTCCCGGATTATGAGATGGATGAAGAGACTTTTAATGAACTTCGAACTGATGCCGCCAAAAGGATTATTCCAAGTGACGAAGATTATCAAAAAGCGGTTGCCGAGTGGGAAAAAGAAGTAAAAAGAATAAAGGAGAAATACGCCAAACTTGAGGAAGAAGCTAAAAATAAGTCAGTAGAACCATTAGTTAATCGGGAGGGAGAGTATCTATTTGATCCGGAAAAAACTTTCGGAAATTACCAAGAATATTTAACCGTTTATAAATATTATGAAAGAGAAGTTTTGCCATTTTTCCGTAAATTTCGTAAAGACGCTAGGTTAATTACTGATGAAAATGGTTACCAATGGTGGGAGACAACCATCACTAAAAATGATCAAGAAGCCGTTGAGGTTTATATGCGGAAATCAAGTTTTGACTCGCTCAACGAAATAGCTGATAAACTCATTAAATCTCAAAAAATTGTTACCAAAACCGCTAAGGCTTCCAAAAAACCAATTGATATTGAGGGACTTAAAAAGAAGAGTAAGGCTTACTCCCGGATTGTTGACCAAATGGACGATCTTTTCCGACAGGAAGTTTCTTATGATCAGATGACAATTGCCAGAGACGCCGCCAATGCTTTGGAGTTTGTAACACAACACCCGGATAGAGCATTAAGAATTGCCAAAGGGCTTGAGTTACCCCCACAGGACATCACAGAAACGGCTATTTCAATCGCTACGGCTGATCAGGCCAGAGAGAGTGGGGATTATGGTCAATGGTCGGAATTAGAGCGTCTAAGGAGTCTAAGACAGACTCGCCGAGGGCAAGAGATAGTCTCCGAAAGAGGCCGGATGAACGAAAATAGTCCGGAATACTTTTTGGACAAAGTTTTACAAGAGAGAAAGGCAATTGTAATGTCTAGGAAAGGATGGGTTTATGAGAAAAAAACCGGTAAAAAGGGCGTAACTATCTCTGAGGGGATACAGCAAGAGGTTGAAACTGCCAAAGCAAAGGTGAATAATAGAATTATGAACAATTTAGAGTCGGCTCAAGATATTCTTAATCGTTTAACCTGTAAATACTAATGGATAAATTACATGGAAAAGGAGGCATAAAGTGAGCTTTTGTATTCCCAAACATATTGTTGTCAAACTATTAGCCGGAGCGAGATCGGGAGATATTGAAATAAAGAAACTTTATACAATGACCTCAATTGAACGCCGTCAACTCTTCCAAAAATATGTTGATGTAGCAACCGCCAAAGAAATCAATGCTGGATTTGAAAAATCGATGTCATCTACCCAAAGAAATGCTATTGCCGGATGGGTTAAAGATACTTTTGTTGGTCGGGAGGAAAAGAAACAAACTGATATTTTTGACAAAATAGCCAGTCTTAAAGAAACCGGATTACTTGATCCTCAAACCGAGGACAATTTTTTGATGGATTTGGTGGGAGAAAAATTAGGAATCACGGTTACTGCCAAAGAAGCTCAAGAAATTTCTCAAAGAGCTGACAAACTAAAGGCTGAATACGACAAGGGATTAGATAAATTCGGAATACCACAAACATCCTATTTTATCGAGAAAAAGAAAATGGACGACTATCTTAAAAGTCTCAATCCAACTAGTTCACTCAAAGTTCTAACTTCCGTGGCCGGAAGAGGAGCTATGTTATTTTCCTTAAAATCTCCGATAACTAATATCATTGGTAATACTGAACAGGCCATAGAACAATCTTTTGAACGCCGAATAATGTCAAAAAAATATCGTGGCGTTGTAGATAAGGCCATAATTAAGGAATATATGAAAAAATCGGCCGAAATTTATAAAGCCGGACACTTTGACGCCTCCAGGGCTGACTCTTATTCTGACGGATCTAAGACTTTGGGCGAAATGATTACTCACTCTCAAGGAAAAGGACTTGCCAGACGAATTGGTAGATTTTATGAGGATGTGGTCTTTGATAAACTAATGGGAAATCCGGATGTCATCTTTGCCAGACACGTTTTTGTAGATTCTGCTAATTTATTTGCCACTAAGATAGCCGAAAGTGAGGGTTTGACCGGACAAGCCTTGAAAGATCGTGCCAATCAATTATTTTTGGACGCCGCCTCACCATCTGCTACCACCCCAGAGGGATTGTTAGTTAGAGAACAGGCTAAGGCCGAGGCATTATTCTCAACTTACCAAAATGACTCTTCAATGTCTGATTTATCGTTAGGTATCAGAAATTTACTTAATAAGGCGTCCGGAGATTTAATGCTTGGTGATCAGATAATGCCATTTGTGAAAACTCCGGCCAATGTAATTTCAATGAGTCTTGACGCTGGTGGGTTTGGATTTATTAAAGGAACATCTGGTCTACTCAAAGGTGCTATTAGAGAATTTAGATCTGGTAATCCTAAACCACTTCGAGATGTTGGACGAAATTATTTACGATCTGGGATGGGGATGTTATTTGCCGCAATATTGGCTTTTTTAATTGATCCGGATGACTTTGTTGGTTTGTGGCCTACCAATCCAAGCGAACAGGAACTTTTGAAAGCTAAAGGTGGAAATAGTAATATGATCCGAGTCGGTGGAAAATGGATTTCACTTGATTACTTCGGATTTTTAGGATCACCGTTAGTCGGATTTATGTATGCTAAAAAATATGGGAAGAATTTGCCAGAAGCTATGTATAACTATGTTGCCGGTGTCGCCGCTCAAACACTTCAAATCCCCGGACTGGAAGAGTCTAAAAATTTAATTTCCTCAATCCAATCTCTTGTACCGGGAGAATACGAAACAATGGGAAGCAAGATGAAAAAGAATTTGGTTGGATTAGTAGATCAAATCAGAGCCAGAATTGTCCCCGGCTTTGTAGCTGATCTAGCTAAAGCTTTTGACGATTCTGAAAGAGAAGCCGATCCAGATAGTGTTATAGAAAAAATAATGGCCAGTATTCCCGGACTTAGAAACCAATTACCAAAAAGAACTGATGTCTTTGGAGAAGTGATCAAGGGTGAACCGTGGTACTCCGTGATTTTATTTGGAGCAAGAGTTAAAACCGGTCGGGAGTCAAAGGTTGTTGATGAGATGGTCAGACTAGATAATGCCGGGCAATTACCAACATTGAGTAGACCAGAAAAAACCAGTCCGAGGGTGAAATCTCTAAAAGATCAACTTGGTGACGTAAAATTTGCCGAAGCTATGACTTATTTTAGAAAAAATTATTATGATGATGTCTCAAGAAAAATAAACTCTGGATCTTATAAACGATTAAATGATGAGGACAAGAAAAAAGAACTTAATAAAATAAAAGATGATAATTTAGAGAAAATGTTAAAAAGATATAAATATAAGAAACCCAAAGCCGAGGCAGAAACAAAATCCAATACCGCTTTTAATTTAATTAAACCGGCCTATGCCGCCGATAAAATTGCTTTTACCGGATCTCCAAGACAAGAAGAGGTCTACAACAAAATGAGCAATGAGTGGACAACCGGCGAGGCTTCTTATTACAACCCAACCAATCCAGCAGAAACTAGACCGGGAACTAATGGAACTGGAGCTTATGGCCGTAAGATAGAGTCCGGATCGGTCGCTTTTGGTAATCGGGTATTTCACGATAGATTAAAAGCCGGAGAAAAAATTTATATCCAAGTTAAGGGATTTGAAAATGTTAAAACTCCATACGGTATGGGGATTTTTAGAGTTGATGACACCATGAACGAAAGATACAATCAAAAGGGAAAATTCAATATTGATTTTAACCCAAAAGACATTACTCCGAAACAAAGGAAAAAAGGCCGTTATCCAATCGAGTTTAAGATTATTGATCTGGAGAAGAAATCCAAACCGGTAAAAACACCAAATAATAAGAAGTATTATGCTTAATGATTATTTACTGATATATTCTTTATATAATGCCTAAAAAACAACAAACTAACAAATAACTATGAAATCTGAAATCTCTATTGCTCTACTCAAAAAAGATATTACCTATATTAAAAAAGGGGTGGAGGAGATTAGTAATTCTTTAAATTGTATGGTTAAAAACGATGATGATTACAAGGAATTGAAATATAAAGTTGATAGTCTCTGGGACTCAAAGAATAAAATGGTAGGCTGGATGCTCGGAGCAGGAATAGCTGGGGGGGGAATTTCAGCTCTACTAAATAGTTTAGTTAAAACAGTTTCAGCAATAATAAAATGAAGAAGATATGTATTCAGTCAGGGCATGTTAATAAGGGCGGTGGCGCTCCTGGTGAGCTGGAAACCAATAAAAGAATAGTAGACAGACTCTGTGCTAAATTAAGAGAAAATGGCAATTTTGAAGTTTACCAAACTGATTATTATGCTTTTAATGACCCTAAAGTAACCAAAACTGATTGGGATTTATTTTTAAGTTGCCACTGCGACATGGACTATCCTAATGATGGTGGTAGTGGCTTTGCTGATTATCCAGAACCCTCTACTGATGAGGCCACTAAAGAAAGTCAAAGAATTTGTAAGGTCATCAATGATTATTATTTCCCGGAAGTGAAGATTAACTATATTTCCCACTCTAACAAAAATACCCGTTTCTATTATATGTGGAAACATCTAACTGCCAAGACTCCCTGTGTTTTAATTGAAATGGGACAGTCTATTGACCCTCACGATAAGGTTCTTTTAGCCAATACTGAATTGATAGCGGGAGCTTTATACCGAGCTATTTGTTTAGCATTTAACGTTTCTTATGGGACACCAACTCCGCCTGTAATAAATCCTACACCGACAAATGAAGAAATAAAGATGCTAAAAGCCGAGGTGGAAAGATTAAAAGAAATGGTAGAGCAGGTGAAAACGGAAAGTTTAGCCCTGGAAGCAAAAGCAGATGCCGAGTGCCAAAAAATAATAAATACCTATAAAGAAAAAATTATCAATTTTATAAATTCACTATAAGTATGAAAGAAAAACTGATACCTGTATGGGAAGCAACCAAAGACCCTCTCCGTCTTTTGGTGTTAGCTATTATCCCTTTTATTTTAGTCTACCTTGAAGCCATCAATGCTCAATGGGCAGTTGTAATCACGGTTGTCTTAAAATACATTGATAAAATTCTTCACGAGATGGGTAAAGAAAGTGGGAACGAAGCTCTCACTCGTGGTTTAACGAGGTTCTGATGGAAAGAGATTATTCTTTTCCACCCTGTAATCTTTGCGAGAGGATATTCAAATCCATCAGAAGTAATTTTGATGACCTAGACCCTGATGTCTCTAGGTCTAAAGCGATAGATGAGTTTTTAGAGTTAAGAGACGGGGCTGACTGCTTAGATTACTATACCTGTATGCCCATAGCGAGACATGGCTACCAAGATATCCACTCCTAAAATTTGTCTTTACTGTGGGAAACCTATCCCCTTTAATAGATTTAAACAGTCTCAAGTGAGGCACACAGAGTGTACTAGACTTTATGATATAGAGTATAGAAAACGATACTATGAAGAAAATCTTAAAAAGAAGTAAAGGTATTTACGATAAATACCCAAAACAAGACGTAGAAGAAGATAGATGGTATTATTAAAAGAGATTTCCCGGTTTTTTCTGAACGAAAAGGCTGGGATTTTTTTGCCAAAATTCCCTTTTTGCCAAATTATCCACAGTATCTCTCAAAAATGAAAACTACCCATTGACAATAAATATCGCCGGGTAGTAATCTTAGGTATCCAGACCTATGAATACTTTACTCCAAACAAACAAATTAGTCAACAAAGCCACCACTACTGCTGGTGGTTTTTTTATGGACTTAACACTACGACCATCTGTATTGAAACAGCAGTTTAATTTACCATTTGAATTTGACCTTGACCGCCTACTTCAAAACTCAATCAATTATAAAAATAATTCTTTGAGGCTATTTTAGGTTCTTTAATAATTTGGCTAATCTCTGACCAAGCTAAGACTTGACCGTCGTAGGTCACTCTTGAGGCGAAAGCAAAAGAGTGAGGGGAAGATAGCACAAAGGGGAAACCCTACCGGGTAAAACTACACCAGAGCCGGTTTGAGTGCTATGTCGCAAGACTAATTAAAAAACGCTGGCCGCACACCGTCGGTCTAAATTACGGAGGGGAATAAGTTTAATAACTTCTTATAGCCAAATTATTTTTGAACAACGTCGTTTATATTGCGTATCCTTATGGGAAACCTAAGGGGAAGTAATACCTACAACTACACAGGGAATATTATTATTCTCTTCGTACTAAGTTAATAGTTTAAGATCTTATGAATAAAGAAGAGTTACTAAATAAATTAAATTTTTTAAGACAGAAATGGGTAGGTCGAGTTCCTAAGTCTCCAGATCATCCAGACTACTGGAAATTTAGATGTGATAATTGTATTGCTATTGGTCTTAAAAAGAAGTTAGAGAAATGGGGAAGTGAAATAAAATCGGCGGCGGACTCAAATCCAAATGATTCGGATCAAATGTATGATGTGGCCAAGATGATCTTTGGATAATTTACCCCTTGACACACCATAACGGTATCTATATAATATCGGTATGAGCATAACAAACAAATTTACACAACCAAACAAAGAGCTCAAGGCTTTCAATATCCGGCTTACTCCGGATCTCCGTAAATGGGTAGATAAAAAGGCAAAGTCTGTTGGTATGTCAGTAGCTTCCTATATTAGATTTGTCCTATTATCTATTAAAAATCAGGAGAATAAATGATTTTATCCGGGAGTGGTGAAACAGTAGCCACTATGCTTGAAACACAGCATATTTTGCGAGGTGACTTACGATCATCAATTCCTCGCCTCCCGGCTTAAGTTATTTATTTAACAGGAGATCAATACAATGATCAATATAGATCCCGGTAAGCTCTTCTTCACTTCCGGATTGATGGCTGACAAAGGAAAAGGCTTTGACAGCGTTGAAGATGATTATTTATTTGAGATGGCAATAGCCAATCTCGTTAAGGAGCAATTCGACAAAGAACCAGATCAATGTTTCGATGGCGGTAACGACAAAAGTTTCTTCACAATTACTTTCAGAAGAAAAAAATTGTTTGTAGCGGCCAACGAAGTTGATGGTTTGACGGTAATGCTCCCGGAGGAATACTAAGATGATTTGTCCTATCTGCGAAAAGCAAATGGAACTTCAAGAGGTTTTAACTGTTCGGACTACTTCACCGGATGAAGACGATATTTGGGAAATGATGTGGATGTGCGAGTGTGGCCACACCGAACCAAATATTGACGATCATGAGGAGGACGAACAATGACCTCATTTATTTTTTATTTATTCGGTCTATTGACCGGATTTATTATAGGATTATCAATTATTGAACATTTTAGAGTTGAGATCAACTTCAAAATTTCAAAAAGGAGAACTAAAAAATGAAAATAACAGCACAATCAATGAAAGAAAATAATATTGAACTTACAATAGAAAGCTCTTGTGATAACAAGTGGGACGTTACCATTTATAAAGATGAACTTAATGATGACGAAAACCGCGAACATAAGAGAATAATGTCAGATTATTTAACAGTTGAAGAGTTAATGACTTTGGAAAATATGTTTTTCAAGGCCAGATATTTAGCCGAACAAAATACGGAGGAACAAAAATGACAGACACCACTCAAAACAAAATTTTAATGGAGATTAAAAATCTTGTCCCAGACGGCAAAACTGCCAACACTTATTTAGACTTGATTAAAACTCAAGTGATGACTCCGGACAAAGACGGTAAACCAAGACCAAACGAGGATCTCTTACTTTTTCTCTATGTTGCTAAGAAAACCGGTCTTGATCCTTTAGCTCGTCAAATCTATGCTATTTATCGCTGGGACTCAAGATTGAGTAGGGAGAAAATGACAATTCAAACCGGAATTGATGGACTTCGACTGATCGCCCAAAGAACTGGACAATATGGTGGCCAAGATGAGGCTAAGTTTGAGTATAAAGATGGCAAACCAGTCTCTTGTACCGTTACTGTAATTAAAATTATGAACGGACAGCAGATTAGAATACCAGCCAAAGCTTTATATTCCGAATATGTCCAGACTGATCGGGAGGGTAAACCAATGGGACTTTGGAATAAAATGCCGGAGACTATGTTGGAGAAATGTGCCGAAGCTAAGGCTTTGCGTAAAGCGTTTCCAGCCGAAACTACCGGAATTTATACCGAAGAAGAATATCCCATACCTACCGTTGCTTCTGAATTAAGAGAGTTACCAGTTCCAGAAAAGAAAGATAAAGTAGTTACTCCAAAAATAGACGTTACTGATTTAAGAAAACAAAATGAAACCAAATAAAATTTTATATTCTATTTCTCGTTTTAATAAAGATAAAAAGTGGTTCGAGTTCTGGAAAAAAAGTTTTATTACAGAAACTTATTACTTAAAAGTTAAAAACGGTTTTGTAGTTTTAGGAGGCAAAAAAAATGAAACTAAATAGAATTGACATTGATCAATTAAAAAAATTATCCAAAAAAGCTGATGGTATTTTCTTAAAACCGGAGGCCGAGAAAACGCTGATTGCCTTACTCCAATATCGGAAAGAGGTAGAAGCCGCTATTGACGAGGCTAAAAAGGTACTAGAAGAGGCCGCTTTAAAGTTAGATAAGAATTTTAGTAGTTTGACGGCTGATAATATCAAAATCTATTACCGATCATATGGCTCACGCTGGGTAGTAGATATGAATTTGCTTAGTTACCTCCCGGAGGATTACTATACTAAAGAAGTGAAAATAAAACTTGATCCCAAAAAGATTGAGAAACATATTAAGGACACCGGGAAGATTCCGGCCGGTATCAATGAAATTGAGCGTCCAAAAACGATTGCCTTTTCTTTCAAGGGGGAGGTAGAAAATGAATAAAACTCAAAAACTACAAAAAGAGGCAATTGATATTGAGTTATTAAAAAGTTATGCCGTGGATAGGCTGATAAAAGACGCCTTAAACTTAGCTGAAATTCAGGCAAAACTAAGTTTTGTGACTAAAGAAATGTTACGATCTCTTAGTAAAAAAGGAGGCTCAAAATGAGTAATATCTTCCGAGCCAGCTATTCTGGACTCCACCGCTGGGAGTCGGGGGATTTTGAGGGCTTTGTACGTGGTTATTTCCATCTTGAGCCATCTCCAACAACTAGAGAAATGGCCGAGGGTAAAGACTTCCACAAACTTTGGGAAGATGAGATCAATAAAACTAAATGTCTCCCGGAACTCTTCGGGGGTAAGAAATTGACTAATCCGGTTTGTGAAGTCAAAAAGGTTGTCCATCTTGAGGATTGGTTAGATTTCGTCTTTATTGCCGATATGGTTGACGGTTCGGATATCCACGAATTTAAAACCGGTATTTCTGATTCGGCTGATTGGGCTAACACTAACCAATTAGGTTGTTATGCGGTTGGTTTAACTTTTGACAAACATTTTGTAGATCGAGGATTTGTCCACCATTACAACCAATATACTAAGAAGTACGATATGAGTATGGTTTGGTTGACCGATAAAGTCCTCAAAGAAGCTCACAACTGGATCGTTACCCTAGCAAGTGAAGCCCACGAATATTTAAGAGTTAATAATTTATACGAAAAATATGGCAGATAAAATAATTGTTCGTCTAACCAAAAAAGAACCAAAACAAATGAAAAGATATGTTTTATGGCAACTAATAGAAACACTTGCCGAAGAACCTAACACCGATGGATTTGCCGATATTGAGTTTGGTAATACAACAATCAGTTTTAAAATTACTGTTCAAAAACAATTATGAATACTAAACCACTTAGAATACCCTATATTAAACCTACTAGATTTGTTCATGACTCTGGTTTTAGATGTTTTGAAGTCGGTTATATCTTAAAAATGTCTAACAAAAATACAGTAGAAGAAAAACAAGTTTTGGGGACTTGTAGCGACCACATCTATCAAGACTACCAGATGTTAATTGGTAAAATTAAACCATTTTGTATAAACATGGATTTGACTAAAGATGGTTACATTAGATTTTTTAGCCACGGCGAAGAATTATGCTGGGATAGCGACAACGGATTTTCTAGTATGGGTTTAACGGTTAAAAATTTATCTGCTAGGAATAAATAGGAGGAGAAAAAATATGCCTTTCAAATCAGTTAAGCAAAGAAAATACTTGTTTAAACATCACCCAAAGATAGCCAAAAGATGGGCTAAAAAATATGGGACAAAAATAAAATGAAATACGAATTTACTCGTGACGAAATCTATCAATGGCTCAAAGAGCAAAATTGGGAGTGTAAAGAATTAGAGGATATACTCCTTGCCCTAGCCAATAAACCTAAAAGAGCCGTCAATAAAGACAATGTACAAGAGTTTGTAGATTTATATAACGGTAAATCCAAAGAAAAATGTACCTGTAATAAATATGCCATAAGTGGAGATTGTCCTGTTCATTGTATTCCTACCCCCNTTAAAACCAAGCCAGAGATAGAGAAACTTAACGCCTTACAATTTAAAGGTCATNTGGGAACTTTAGTAAAAATCAATGAATTGGTTGAAAGAGTTAATTATTTATCTACCAAAGATAAGGAGGAGAAATGAGCAAAAAGACAGAATTTAAATTTGTAACCAACCCACATATTTCTCTTAAAGAAAAAGAAATATGTAAAAAAGATAACTGTGGAAATGTCCACCTATGGTTTAACAAAAGATTTGGTATAGGACAATATCAAGTATCTTTCTCAAATTTAAATTATTNGGATGATNGTTGGTGTTTAGCTAAAGAAATCTGTNTTCCAGAAAATGGCATAGTAAAAGAAATTACGGATAAACTTAAAGAGCCNTCTAGGCTATCNGTAGAGNTTAGNGANGAATTATTTAAGTTAATTTTTAAAGGACATAATAAAAATTGGAAATTACATTTATGGTAGATTAACCCCCCATAACAAATTATAAATTAAATAAAATATGAAAACTTATATCATAAAAAACGATAAAGACCTCTTAAAATTTAAAGACGAGTACGGCTATAAAATAGACGGTAATGTTGAGTTTGAGTATTCAGCAGAGTTTACAGGTAGATTATTGGTGGAGGGATATTTGTCTATTGAAGCTGGTGAGTTTATTGAAGCTGGTGGGTCTATTAAAGCTGGTGGGTATATTGAAGCTGGTTGGTCTATTAAAGCTGGTGGGTCTATTAAAGCTGGTGAGTTTATTGAAGCTGGTGGGTCTATTAAAGCTGGTGGGTCTATTGAAGCTGGTGGGTCTATTAAAGCTGGTTGGTCTATTAAATCTGGTGAGTCTATTGAAGCTGGTGAGTTTATTGAAGCTGGTGGGTATATTAAAGCTGGTTGGTCTATTAAATCTGGTGAGTCTATTGAAGCTGGTGAGTTTATTGAAGCTGGTGGGTCTATTAAAGCTGGTGGGTATATTAAAGCTGGTGGGTCTTATGGCATTATTGCTGGTCTCTCAATTACCTGCAAAACAACCTTAACTTGTGGACTTAAAATTTTTGCTGGTATCTGTAATTGGAAAAGTATTAGTGATGAAGAAAAAACAATCACTTGTGGAAAAATGATTGGTGGAGTTGTGGAATATGGGATATTAAAAGAATTGGGTCTACCTGATGAAAAACAGGAAAGTCTAAGTGGTAAGGAAGTTTCTGTAATTTTAGACGGAAAGACCTATACGGCAGTTATCAAATAATTTACAATTTTAATAAAATATGAAAAATAAATGTGAGATATGTAATAAAGAGGCAGAGCTTATTCTAGGTCATTGGGTTTGCCTAAAACATTATACTGGGTGGTTAGATAAATTTTGTAAATAATTATGAAAAATAAAATTAAATACCCAGACGTAAAAGTAAGAGAAATAAAAATAATAGAGGTTGATGAAAAGCGACAAATTATTGATACCAAAATTACTGATGCCGGAGAAGTTTTGAGGATTTTAGTAACCACGCTTGGAAGTTTTATCGTAACGCTGTCAGAGAAAAATCCCGATAGACAAGAAAAGTTGACCAGTGCAGTTCACGACACATTAGATAATATGGTTAATGCTGGATTAATTGCCGAACCAATTAAAGATTTAAACTGAGAAAATATGACCAAGAAACAAAATAACAACTGGAGAGAAAGGTTTGAATTATTGGTTAGACAATATCTTTATATTGACCCACTAGATTTAGACCATTGGGAAATGATTGCTAAAAAGTTTGGAGAAAATTGCCCTGTCTGTGGTAAGCTAATGGTACCCAATAAATATGCTGATGAGTTTGAAAAGAAGTTACAAAAACTGGTGAAATCAGAAATAGATAAAGCAGTAGAGGACAAAATTTTAGAGATTAGCAAAATTATAGATAGAAACACCGTAGATGGGATGTATAGTCCCGATGGTATAGCCCAAGATTTAATTACCTTTATTGGTGCTGAAGCAATTAAAAAACATTTATCAATTAACAAAAAGGAGACAAAATGAGAGAAAAACAATTAAACAAAATAGGTGAAGTTGTAAGCGGTGTTGTTAATTTATTCGGAATACCAGAGTACCTGTTAAAAGATTTTATGAGTAAGTTTATTGACTTTATTACTGATTATAAACAGAAAAATAATTTAACCAAATAAATATGGATAGAAGAGAAATAAAATTAGCTTTAATAAATTCAGGACTAATTAACCAAGATGGTTGGATTTCTACTGGAACTGAAAGTTCTGATTTTAACGATGAATTTGAACAAGCAATAAATAATATCCAATCACTTTTCAACTCAGAACGCCTTAAATGGAATAAAGAGATGAGGGAGAGAAAGCTAAATATAGAAAAGATAAAAGAAATAATGAGGGAAGATTTTGAAGCAAGAAAAGAAGAACTTGAGGCTGTAAAATATAGGTCTGAAACAAGAGCTTTTGCTGTCGCTGGGATTGATTTAATTTACAACTTTATGCAAAGAGTATTAAAAAAATTAGAACTTTTAGAACAACTGGAGGAGGAGAAATGAAATTTTCAAAAGAAGAAATTGGATTGCTTTACTTATTAGTTGCCGAAGCCAATAAACATATTGACTTCAACACTTACTGTAAAACTCAACTCAACGGATTATTAGTTAAATTAGACAAAGAGGCAAGGAAATGACTATCCCTGCCTCAACTGTAAAAGATCTACCCTTTGATCAGAGATATGCGATCGGAAATAAAATTGAAAGGTATGTTTTAGATCTTATTAAGAAAAGTACCGATCCAACAGCTTATATCAAACCCGGATTAGATAAATCCGGCGATATTTATTCTCCAAAATATAAATTCTTACTGGAAGTGAAATCACAACCAGACGCAGTTTATTGTGTGAGTGTAGAACTTGGCCGGGGAAGTAAAGAGAATAGACGACCATCTGGGATCACCACCTCGACCTCTGATTATTACGTCTGGTATTGTCACAAAAAACTGATGATAATAAAAACGGTTAAACTTAGAGAACTTATTGAAAATATCCCGGAAACCGAACATCCCCTCCACGGAGAGACATATTTTTTGAAAATATTACCGATCACCACCCTAGAGGCAAATTGTGTTAAAGTTTTAGAAGCAGAGATATGAAAACCAGAAAACAAGAACTAAAATCACTTCAAAAAAAAGCTGACAGACTTTATCAGATAAAACTAATTAAATTAAAGCCATTTTCAGTCGTCTCCGGACTCCCAACAGAGGTAATCCACCACTATATTCCCAAGAGTCAAAGTGCTTATCTAAGATTTGATTTTGATAATGGAGTCCCACTAACAAATTCTGAACACTTTGCTCATCATACCAAAGGCGATCCGGAAATAGCGGCTAAAATATTAAAATATTATGGAGAAAAATGGCACGACAGTTTAAACCAAAGGAGGCATATTATCCAAAAAACCAATAAAGGTTATTTATTGAAAATAATCGAGGATTTGACAAAATTGTAAAACCATTTATTATTTAAATAATGGTTATCTATACCCTAAAAGAAGATAGTGCCAATGGTATTAAAAAAGATACCAAACTTATCTTCAACAAGAGTCAACAAAGATTTGAGTGTATGAAAGACCATGACCTTTATATTTCTAATTTTGCTCCAAATTCCGAACTATTAAAAATCAAGATCCACCGGATATTAACTAAGAAATCAGAGGAGAAAAGGATTATAGTTATACCGTTTGGTTTTATACTTTGTACCATTTTGAGTATTTACTTCCATTGATCTATGAACTGCCCATTTCTGAAATTAAAATTATTTATTAACCAATCCAATGAAGAAAAAAGTAAGTGATCCAATACCAGAGGCAAAAGTTATTGCTGGAGGAAAAGAGTTTAAGTTAGATGAACCAGCCGTCTTAGGAACTAAGCCGATCAGACTATCCAGAAGTCAACCAATCAAAGCCGTCAATATGTTTCTCCCACCCGGAGTCTCCAGATTTTATGTTCAAAGATTAAATAAAAACGAGATTAGATTTTTAATCCGGACTGACGAAGTAGAGAGGTTAGCTGATAAAGCCGAGGAAATGATGGGAAAGAAGAAAAAGAAAATATCCAAAGCAGTTGAAGCAATAAAAGATGAGCCAAAAACAAAAGCAGAGGCTTAATATGGATCATTTCCAGAGTAATGAGATATTTGAGGATGAGTGGCTAAGCGGAATTCACCGAGTCCAATATGCCTTAACTCAAATGAAACACCGGGAACAATGTGATATATTGAAAGCAGATAGATTAAAAAAGACGGAGCGATCCAAACCTTAATAACTATGAAAGGAATACGATTTGAAGATATAGAAAAATGGAGTGGAAAAAAGGAAATAGAAATAGAAGATCTTTTCTTTGAAAAAATAGAAATGATGATGAAAACTCTGTTTGACGAGGAGGTCGTTATAGCTAAACGACAATACACTAGGTTTGTGGGATCGATTAAAACCCCTAAGGGAAATATACCCAAAAGAGGCCGGAGGGTAGATATTTTTTGTGAGTGTAAGAGTGGTAATAAATATTTAATAGAGATAAAGTGTACTACTGATATTGGAGAAATTATGAAAGCAATTGGACAGCTTCTTTTCTATTCTGTCTATTTCCCGGAGGCAAATAAGATGGTTTTAGTATCCAATTATAATGAAAAAATATGGGAAGAGGTAATTAAAAAATATAATTTACCAATAGAGTTTGTCCTAATTGGTAAAAATCAAACATTTATGATGAAACAATGACAAAAAAAGAACCTAACCTAAGGCAAAAGAAAGCATTTAAGAATATGTTGGAAAATGGTGGAAAACTTCAACCTGCTATGGAAAAAGCTGGGTATACTAGGGCATATTCTAAAAATCCGGATAAAATAAAAAAAACAAAAGGGTGGAGAGCATTGATGAGAGAGTATTTACCAAATAGACTCTTGGTTAAGGTTGCTCAAGAGGGGTTGCTAGCTAATAGAGTTATATCGGCAAAGATAATAGGTAAAAATGCTAACGAAAATACAGATGACTTTATTGAAGTGCCGGATCATCCGACTAGACAAAGGTTTTTAGAGACAGCATTAAAGATGAGAGGAAAATTGACAGAAAAGATTGACGCCACCTCCGGAGGAGAGAAAATAGTTAGTTTTACATTTATTCCACCGACTGATGATAAAAGTAAAGATAACTCCTCAACCTAAGCAATATGCCTGTTACCAATACCTGTTTGATGATCACACGCGGTTTGTTGGTTTTGGTGGCGGAGCCGGTGGCGGGAAAAGTTGGATTGGATGTGAGTGGCTTCTGATGAACTGTTATCGCTATCCCGGATCTAAATGGTTTATCGGTCGAAAAGAATTAAAACGACTGATGGGATCAACTTATATCACTTGGGTTAAGGTTTGTGCTTACCATAATATCCCAAAGACTGATTGGCAATTAAATTCTAAATATAACTATATTGAATTTGAAAACGGCTCACGAATAGATTTATTGGATGTGGATTTTAGGCCCTCCGATCCAATGTTTGAGAGGTTTGGTTCACTAGAATACACCGGAGGATGGGGAGAAGAAGTGGGAGAGTGGCATTTTCTAGCCTTTGATGTCTTGAAATCAAGAATAGGCAGATGGAAGAATTTGGAGTTTGGATTGGAAGTCCCAAAGTTTCTATTGACATTTAATCCGACTAAAAACTGGCTTTACCGGATCTTTTATAAACCGTGGCGAGATAAGTCTTTACTCCCGGAATACTCTTTTACTCAATCCTTATTTATGGATAATAAGTTCACGGCTACCGAATACGGTAAGGCTCTAAATGAAATTTCTGATCCGGTGACAAAAGCTAGACTTCGGGATGGTATTTGGGAATACGATGATGAGGATACGGTGTTGATAAATTACGACGCCATTGTGGATATGTTTAGCTCTACTCCGGTATTTTCTATGGAAATGTATTTAACGGGTGATATTGCTCGGTTTGGTTCTGATCGTATTGTCTACGGCATTTGGCGAGGCTGGGATTTAGAAAAAGTAGTCATAAAACGCCAACAAGGCATAGATCAGACCATAACTGACCTAAGAACCATTATGGGAGAGAACCATATCCCTTACTCTCATTGCGTGGTAGATGAGGATGGAGTGGGTGGTGGAGTGGTAGATCATCTCAAGGGTATCAAAGGATTTGTTAATAACTCCAGTCCGATTATGACCAAAAGTCCATTAGATCCAGAGAAATTAAAGAAAGAAAATTACCGAAACTTAAAGACTCAATGCTCTTATATGTTTGCCGAAAAGGTAAATAACCATTTAATTACTGTCTCCGCTCCTCTTACCGAGGTTGATCGGGATCTATTGATAGAAGAATTAGGTCAAATTAGACGGAAGATTACAAATGATGTCTCAACTTTACAAATAGTCTCGAAAGAAGAGGTTAAGGAAAATTTAGGCCGATCCCCGGATTTAGCCGATATGATGATGATGAGAGTTTACTTTGAATTAGATAAGCCAAAGAAATTTAATTACGATCCCTCACTTGGCTTCGGAGGTGTGAACTCCTATTATCCAGGATTGTGATATATTCTTTTATATGACAGATAATATTATTGCTTTGGACAAATTAGAGTATATTTTGAACGCAAGTGCGGAAGATGGGTGGGCTTTTCAGAGTAGACGACACGAAGATTGGAAAATGAATTATGAGTTAAGCCGAGATAAAGTGATTGTCAATCGGTTGACTCAACGCCAATCAGTCAATGTTCCCCTAATGAAACAGATAAATAAGACGATACTTAGTAAAATTGATGATTTTATTGATCTTGAGTTTATAAACTTAGATAACGACAAACAGAAAGAACTGTTTTATAACCAATATTGGACTGATGTAGTTAAGGTAGAAAATCAACTGGAACTCAAAGATAAAGTAGATAAGAAACAGGTAATTACTTTTGGCCGAACATTTGAAAAGTTAAATGTGATGAAAGGTAAGGTTAAATTTCACATCGTTGATCCAATTGATGTGAGAGTGGATCGCTTTGTTGATCCAACTAATATTGACTCTGCTCGATATTTAATCCAAGACAATATTTTTGAGACTTTAGACGACCTCAAAGCTAATCCAATGTATGATCAAGATGTAGTAGCCGAGATGGAAGAGTTTTTTAAGACCGAACAAGGGTTAATTGTTTCATCCGAAAATGCCGAGAAACTAAGAGTAAAAAATGAAGCTCTAAGTGAAATGGGAGATACTGATATTGACAATCCGGCCATTGGTCAAACATTAGTCCAACTCCAAGAGGGATTTATTAAAATCTATAATCCGGAAATTGACGAAGAAGAAATCATTTTTACTGTCTCCGGAGCAATCAAACTTGAGGGAACAACGACACGTAAAATTCTCTTCTCTGATACCTTAAACAACGCCATTGGTGACACTCCGGATCATTTCTGGAGATATCACTATCCTTATGAGTCTTGGGGTGAAGATCTTGAGAACCGGGACTTCTGGTGTGATGGTGTTGATGACGTGGTAAGAGTTCCAAATCAGATCGTCAACTCTTGGTTTAGCCAAACAGTTGAGAACCGCACAATGCGGAACTTTGGGATGAATTATTTTAATTCCAGTACCTCTGGTGAGGATGGAGCATTTATACCTCAAACCTTTGAACCAAAAGCGTGGGGATGGTATCCAATTCCCGGTAATCCCAATGAATTGATTAAGAGTGTGGAAATTCCACAACTCAACGGTAATCTTGATGAAATAAACTTTGTTGTTCAGATCGCTGAAAAAGCAAGTGCGGCCACCGCTATTACTCAAGGCGTCTCCGAACAAAGGAAAATTACTCTTGGTGAAGTCGAACTCTTAGCTGGTAATGCTCTTGATCGTATCCAATCTATGTCTCTTTATTATCAACAGGCTTGGCTCAATCTTGGTCGTAAATACATTAAATTAATGGAAGCTATGGGTAATGATATTGAAGCTGTTAAACTTTATAAGCAAGGGTACAAAGGTACGGTCTTTTCCAAGACAATTACACCCCAAAGCTGGAAATCTGCTTCCGGATATTCCTGTAAAGTTATTAGTAAAAAAGATAAATCCGAGCAAGATCTGGAACAAATCAATAAACTAACAGCCGTCAAATCATTTTTACCCACAAATCAGACATTATCTAACATTATTAAAAAGAAACTATTGGATATTGGAGGTCTTACTCCGGATGAAACCAAAGAAATATTGGCCGAAGAAGAGAAAATGGCTCAAACTGTCCCCGGAGCAGGGATGATGAATCCGGCTAATCCGGCAATGGCTCAACCAGCTACTCCAGCTCCAGCATTACCCACACAGCCGACCGTTTAAAAATTTAATACAATAAATGAATATATTGGACAATATCGTAGAAAAGTTAGGCGGATACGATAAACTAAATGCCGCCGAGAGAGAAACTTATAAGGAACACTTAAAGATTATTGAGGGCAAAGCCATCAATCTTGATGACACGAAAAAGTTTGTCCGGACAATGATTACCGTGATTGAAAGAGATCTGGTCAATACTAGAGAGGGTAGTGTCGAGTCAAGAGGACTCAAGGCCAGACTCAAGAACTTCCTGTTATTAGAACAATTTATCTTTAGTCCCGAAAAGGCTAAGGAAGCATTAGAAACATTTTATAAGGAACAAATATGATTTCCAAAAAAACTTTAGATCCGGCTACCCGGACAATGTTAGAAGAGTTATTAAATAAATCCGCAAAGGATCTGACCTCGGATGAGATAGCCTTTCTCCACGCCAGAAGTGCTTACTTAACCGATAAGGAAATTGCCGCAATCCCGGAGACACAAGAGACCGAATATGTCGTGAATATGAAGAAGTTGGCAAAGTACGGTGATGGAGCGGTTGACGCCGATGATGTGTTCGAACCTAAAAAGAAAGCTAAAAGGAAATATCTTAAATAATTATTTATTAAGCAAACCCCGAACAGGGAAGCAAAAATATGACAATAACAAACAAAAATAAACCAGTCGTAGACCTAGAGGCGATGGAGGCCGCACGATTAGAAGAAGAAGCCAACGCCGAGAAGATTGTTAAAAAGGCAGAGAACGAAGAGGAAGAAACCCCGCCCAAAGCTCCAAAAGAGCCGGAGAAACCAGAAATAGATTGGGAGGCAAAATTTAAAGAGTCTCAAAAAGAGGCTATGATCCTATCCGAGCAAATCAAAAAAGCCGAAGAAGAAAAGTCAAAAAAGGTTGAAATTACCGAAGATTATCTTAAAGAAAAGTATCCGGATTGGGAGGATATGACACTTGGAGAACAAAAAGCTATTAAAAAGACCGAAGAATTAGAGCAAGAGATCCAAGAAATTAAGAATAATACTAATAAATTTAACAACGACCGGGAGTGGCAGGAAAAAGTTGATACTTATATCACCGAAGAAGTCCCGGATATGTTCCCCAAAATTGTCGGCAGAGAAGAAGAATTTAAGAGATTTGCCACCCGGCCATCCCGAAAAGGATTACCATTGGATGATCTGGCTAAAATATTCCTATTTGAAAATCCGGTAGTCGAGAAAAAACGATCATTATTTCATGCTCCCGGCGGTGAAGCTCCACAACCAAGTGATGGCATTACCGCAGATGAGGCCGCCGAATTGATGAGAACTAAGCCTCTGGAATATATGAGACTCGTTAGGGACAAAAAAATCAAAATCAAGATCTAAATTAGGCTCACTACTTGACAAATCGTGAAGAGTATCAGATATTCTTCTTAGTACCAAACTCTTCTATGTAAGAACGGTAAGTAATATTATTTGTTTTTATATAGAAAAATATGGCAACATTTGCTACAACTTTGGCACAAGGGTTCAGCCAAAAAGTAATTTCCCTTTTCTTTGAGCAGTCTATTGCGATGGACATCACCAATCAGGATTATGAGGGTGAGATCAAAGATAAATTGTCCTATCTTAATATTTTAACTTTTGGAGCAGTCGCTCTTAAACCTTACACCGGATCAGCTCTTGTTGCTGATGATGTAACCGAAAGTGTTGGTGTTCTTCAAACAGATCAACAGAAAGCCTACTACTTCAAAATCCAATCTCTCCAAAGATTTCACTCTTGGATTAAAAATCCAGATGGTACTATGGTTTCAACTTTGGCAAAAACATTGGCTCAAGAAATTGACTCATTTGTTTTGGGATTTGAGGGAGATGTGGCGGCTGGTAATCGTATCGGTACTAATGTCGATGACTCAACTACCATTACAATCACCGCTTCAACCGGTGCTTTTACAGTTTCTGGTGGTTCTCCTGTCACCTCCGCTTGGGTTGGTAAGGGTATAAAAGCCGTTGGTCACTCCACTTGGTATCGGGTTAAATCCGTATCTAGTACGACCGAGGGTGTTATTGAAGACGATTTTGATGATAAGGATTCTGCTTATTCCGGTGGAGCAATCTCCGGTGCTTCTTATGTAGTTGAAGCAGTTTCTAAGGCTCAAATAGCTAAGAATACAATATATGCTGGTATTTTGGCTCTCAAACAAAAGCTTGATGAGGCACAAATTCCCCAGAGCGATCGTTTCTTAATCTTACCTCCAGCCATAGTAGCTGTCTTGTTACAGGGAACAGAATTGATCCCAGCCGTTGCTACTGCCTATGAAGCAGTCCAAAAAGGTTATATGGGTACGGTCGCAGGTTTCCAAGTTTACATGAGCAATCAAGTCGCTGGTGATAATACTGACGGTTACAAGGTTCTTGCTATCCACAAGAGCTGGTTGACCTTTGCGATGGGTTGGACAGAAACCGGTATTGAAGATCTGATCGGCGATTTCGGTAAAGCCTATAAAGGCTTAAACATCTACGGTGCGAAAGTCGTAGACGAAAGACGAAAAGCGGCCGCTTCCGCTCTTTGGTACGTTTAATCATTAGTTGGTTGACCGGGGGGAGAGATGGCTCTCCCCCTATGTGAGCAAACTAATTAAATATTAAAAAAATATAAAATGGCAATCTTTGAGCTTAAATCTGATCTACCGTTAAAGACACAGAAAAAAATTGATTATTTAGAGGCGATTCCGGTAGCAAACAGAACTGCTAATCAGACTGCCTTTTTAACTGCCTTAACTCCTTATTTAACCAATCAAGTTATTAAAGTTGATGTTGATGGAAATATTTTAGCCGCCTCCGGATTAAGTGTACCTACTGGATATTCCGGATTTGCTAAGGGGGCTACTTTTATTAAGACTGACGCTTCCGGAAAGGGTATTTATGAAAATGTTGGCACAACTACTTCTGCCTCTTGGGATTTAATGGGAGAAATAACTTCGGCTGATATTGATGATAAAGCTATAACTTCCACAAAACTTGCTGATTCTATTTCTTTTGATAGTAAACATCTTATTCTTAACGAAGTAACTCCAGTTAATGCTGTAGCCGCTTCAAAAGTTTTAACATCTGACAATACAGAAGTAGCTGATGGAGATAAAGTAACAATTGGAACTATTGTCTATACTTTTAAAGATACTCCAGCCGCCGCCTATGATGTTAAAAGACACGGGACAACGGCTGATACTACAATGGGAAATTTGATTAAGGCTATCAATGCTTCTGGGACAGAGGGTGTGGAGTATTTTGCTGGTACATTAGCTCATCCAGACGTTACTGCCGGGACTTTAAGTTCACACTCTTTTACGGTTACGGCTAAGGTAAAGGGAGTGAGTGGAAATAGTATTGCCATTAGTGAGGACTCAAGTCATTTGTCTTGGGCTGGTGGTGCGGTTTTCCTATCTGGTGGGATAAATGGGACAGTTGGTTCTCAATGGGAAATAGTCGTAGACGCTACCAATTTATATATAGCAGTTGATGATAATACGATTGCTGACGCCAATTGGAAAAAATTAGTATTACAAAGTTTATAAATTAAAATATAAAAAAATATGGCCGCTGCTGTAATAGAAATCTGCGAAAGTAATGGAGCTGGTGAGACAGTTACCCACAATATTAGCAATACTAATATGGGTAATACAGACGCCGCCACTCTTGATCCGGTTGCCTATCCTATTACTCCCGGAAGTAGAAGCTACGCTAAATATCAAAGAATACATTGTACCGATATTGGAACTTCTTCGGCCATCAATAATCTAAAAGTTTGGAGAATTGGTGATTTAGGTGGATCGGCGACTCACGTTACTAATGCCGGAACGACTACCAACTATTCGGTTAAATCTTATGCCACTCCGACTACTTCTTCAATCGCTGATGTTGATAATCCTATGCCAACTTCGACTCCCGGATCTGCTAACTTAGGGATTGGGGGAAATTTGACGACTTCATTGACTGCCGCTGGTTATTCCGACTATTTTGTTCACCAAATTATAACTGGAGTTAGTGATATTGCCGGATCTACAAGTTCAATTTCATATCAATACGATGAAGTTGCTTAAACTTAAAGATAGGCAATATTTATAATATGGATATTTGCTCAATTTGTAACAAAGAGTTTAAGACTACCGAGGAGTATTTGAAACATCTTTGCTCGACCGGTTTTAAGCCAACAAATATTAAACATCAAATTAAATTAAATCCTAATTATAAAAAAATATCAGAGTCCGCTTTGGCAAGAGGCAAAGCAAACAGTTAAAAATTAAACCCAATACAATGGAACAAATCAATAAAATGAAATATAAATTTAATCGTGATGGTGAGTGGATAGACGCCGGGGAAAAGGAAACTTGGTGCTGGGAAGCGGTTTATGATGATGGGACAGAATTAAAGCAATTCGGAGATGATGGGATTTTTCATCAGTTTAAGGAAATTGACCAAAGTAAACTTCATTATTTTAAGATGGTTCATGAAGAAAAACCCTGTTATACCTTGTTATTTAATCCCCAAAAGTATAAGTTAATCCACTTTTATAAACGAACACGCTTGAATATGGGGACGGATAATGAGATATTCTTTACAGTATACTGTTTTGGCTATGAAGTTAAGATCCACGGTCGAACCAGTAAAACAAATTTAATGATTATGCCTAACGGCGAAACAATAATAACCGAAAACCCGAATATTATAAATTTTCAATAAATTATGGCAGATCAAAAAATCTCTGAACTCACCGAACTTACATCAGTTACTAACTCTGATTTAATTGCAGTAGTTGATGACCCAAGCGGAACTCCTATTACTAAGAAAGCGACTGTTGGAAATGTCGTTTCCGCTCCCGGTTTAGCTTTAACAACCCCTCAAATTAACGATACTTCTGCTGACCATAAATACATTACTGCCGTTTCTGAATTAACAGCCGATAGAACAGTTACCTTACCCTTACTTACTGGAAACGATGAATTTGTATTCAAAGACCATACCCAAACCCTAACTAATAAAACCTTAACCTCTCCAGTCATAAACACAGGCTTTTCAGGCACAGCCAAAGCCTCTGGGGCTGAAATTAACACTGGCACAGAAGATGCTAAGATAGTTACCCCTAAAGCCATAGCCGATAGTAATTTAGGAGCTATTGCGAAAGCTAGTGCTTGGACATCTTATACCGTTACTCCAACCAACCTAACTATCGGAAGTGGGACAATAACTGGTAGATACATACAAATAGGAAAATTAGTTATAGGGAAGATTAGAATTGTTCTTGCCGCAGATAGTTCAATTTCAGGGAGTGTTTCTTTATCCAAGCCAGTAACAAGTGTTTCAGGCCCATTTCCTACTGTGGAGGGGACTTGTGTCTTACTTGATAGTGGTACGGTTGAAAGTGGGGGTAGGTTGTTATCAGGTTCAACAACGGTATTTACAATTCAGGTTTATAAAACTGATACAACTTATATCGGAATTGCTGGTTTAAGTGCGACTGTTCCCTGGACTTGGGCAACAGGTGATGTTATTAGCTGTGATTTTTGTTACGAGGCCGCTTAATTTATGCCAAAAATAACCCCCAATAACCTATGACACTTAAACAACTCTTAAACAACTATGAAATCTGAAATCTCTATCGCTCTACTCAAATTAAAATAATGATTACTGGTTAACATAATTAAATAAACTCAATACAATGAGAAAAATACAATACAATGGCATTTTTTTATCTCTTACAGGAAAACGGTGACTTCTTACTCCAAGAAATTGGGGATAAGATAATAATTGACGGTTTTACCTCGGAAAAGATAGAAAAATCGCTAAAATATACTGTTGTTTCTTCTGTCAGCCCTGTTACCAAAAGTCTTAAATATACTGTCGTCTCGCCGATTAAGATTGAAAAATCTTTAAAATATTGCATAGTTTCGCCTAAAAGTGCTATTACTAAGAATTTAACTTACAAAGTTGTCGCTCCTATAAAGATTGAAAAATCTTTAACTTATACCGTAGTTGCTCCTGTGGCGGCGATTGAGAAAACCTTAAAGTACACCGTCACAATTTCTAAGCCGACAATCACCAAATCTCTAAAATATTGTATTGTCTATATCCCTAATCTTCTTTTTACTTACCACCTTAAACAAGAGAACGATTTTTATCTTCTTTTAGAGGACGGAGGACATCTTGATCTTGACGGTATTGGTAATGGTCAAAAAAAGCTAACTTATAAAATTGTCTCAACCAAATCTAATACAAAGACATTAACCTACACCGTTTTGGTTTCTCCGGCGATCACTAAATCATTAACGTATTCTATCTTATTCCAAACCAAGAGCATTAGATTAAGACTAGGTTACCATGTTATTCTCAACAATCAGAATATTGAACTTTATCATAAACATAACCAAGTTTATTCCGGAAAATATACTACTAAAGGAACGGTTTATACTGATCAATACCCCGCCAGAGGGACTGTTTACACTTACAAATACAAAGTCAGGGAAACTCACGGTATCGTTAAAAGTTTAACTTATACCATAACTTAATGATATATTTAATTGTATGAAATTTGAGATAAAATCTTTTAAAAATAAGTCTGATTACTCTGATCGTGGAATTTATGGCAGTTTTAAGAAAAGTAAAAATCTTGACGTAAGATCTGATAAAGATGTTTTAGTCTGTAATCAAGCGTTGGTGGCTGACGGGACTGGTGCGACTGGTGCTGACACCGTTGTCACTGATCTTATTAACTTTTTTGTCAATTCTTCGACCGGAGACACATATGGTTTTGGTGATAGTGGAAAAATCTATAAACGAACCTCGACCGGGACTTGGTCTTTGGTTTACACGGACGCTGATGGTGAAATTACCGGTGCTTATGAGTGGTTTGATCCGGAAAATACTTATCTTTACTGGGCAACTTCAACCAAATTACACCGAACCAAATTAGCTTCTAACTGGACAACTGATGTAGACGCGACTGTGGCTTC